GGTTTGAGCGAGAGCTCTCTGGAAGACCGTACCACCCATACCCGCATTGACAACCGAGTTCCAGTCCTGCAACTTCACCGATCCAGCTGAAATGGCCTGTGACAGCTGATACATTGCTGTTGCGGCCTGATCGGCATTCGAACCCGAGAGCGCAGCCAGGTTAGCGATACCCTTGATCGATGCTGTCGCTGTACCCAACTCAACACCGGCAGCCGTGAAGGTACCGATGTTCTTGGCCATCTGACTAAAGTTGTAGATCGTCTTGTCCGAATAATCATTCAGCTCGTCGAGAGCCGCATTGACGTCCTTGAGCTTTGTTCCAGCAGCCGCAGTGTTGGCCAAGATCGTCTGAATAGCATTTAGGTTGGTCGAATACTCGGCGAATCCGGCCTTGATCGGATCTAATGTGAACGATTTGACAAACGCCGCACCAGCTCGAATTGCTTGTGTCGCCAACTGCGACATCACGCTGATCGCCATAAGTCGGAGAGCGTCGAACTTGTGGCTTACTTCGTCTACTGCCTGTCCCACCTTGCCAAGGTTGAACTTACTTATTGCGTTTTGGACGGTGTCCAGGCCTTTTCCTAGTTGATCGAACTTCAGATTAGCCTTCAGCTTGTCGAGTGCACGAATTGCGCTGTTAATACCCTGCTCGAACTTGCCTGATTCGAAACTAATCGCTACGACTTTGTCATCAATGGTTGCCATTAAATCCTGGTCACCTCCTTCCATGCTTCAGCTACGATTTGGTCAAATATAGGCCGAATTGCAGGCATAATATAGTCTCGTCCTTGCACGTATCCACCCGTTCCGGTCCCGTGGCCGTACTGGAGGATGACTGCGATGGGGACGCCGTCCTCGATATGGCTGTTACTCCAACGAATTGAGTAATATCCCGGTCGTTGAACGATAGAATATGACCACGATCCCGCAGTCAATCCCGATTCAACCGGTGTGGCATTGGACAAGGCGTTCTGACCCATAGATCCGTACTTGTTCAGAACGGCAAATCTCTGGGAGTCCTTCATTGCCGCCAGCCATCGTTCGGTCCTGCCGAATGATCCTTTCTCCGTAATAGTGATCATGACTACTCCACCGTTAGACGAACGATCACCACTCCAGGAGTACCAGCCATCCCTCCTCGAGACTGTCCAAATACGGTCGGCAATCCGTTCAGAGGAGATGCTTTAGCTCCGCTAGCTCCGCCAGGGACCACATTCGGAGCTCCAGTAACCGGACCATTACTTGGAGCAGCTCCAGGACCGTAGACCGATGTATCTCCGGGATTGTAAGCGCCGCGTCCTCCAGCTGTCGCAGCATTGCAAGCGACTCCTCCATATTTTCCGACGCCGCCTGCTCCCCCACCTCCGCCTTTGCCGTTGTTGTTGATGAGCGTACCATCTGCTCCAGCTGTCCCAAGAGTTCCCGGACCCGTTGCTGATGGAGTACCCGCAACGCCTCCCGCTGCTCCTCCTCCGACAACGATGCGATTTCCCGATCCACCAACGCCTCCATTAGCTTGAGTAGATACAGTTACAGAGTTAGATTGGACGCGCTTACCACCTTCACCACCTGAAGCTCGGCAAGTATTGGTGTTGAATGTCGAAGCTCCTCCGTCACCACCGTTGGTAGTGAGAGCAGGATTGCTTGCATGTTCGGTCCCTAGTGCGCCACCTCCACCAACAACCACAGGACAAGTATCAGGCAGAGCAGACAACAAACCACGAACACGATGAAATCCGCCACCGCCACCAGCTCCTCCGAAACTTCTGATCTGAGTGCCTGTGTTAGCGGTATCGATCCCCCCACCGGCTCCTCCGCCTCCACCAATGCAGATCACTTCGAAATGTGTGTACTCCATGTCGATATACTTCAAAGTATCGAACGTTGCATTGGCGTCGAATCTTAAAACCAACGGGTCAGGACGAATTAGACTCCCTGCGAGTTCGATTCTCATTTTAATCGTCCAATTTTACAATGTACGGAATGAAAACCGACGGCTGGACGTTCTCGTGTGCGCCGTTACCACCCGCATTTGCGATTGAGATACCGGTAAGCGCTGCTCTGATCCAGTTTCCTCGACCCAAAGTTTGGGTATCATAAGACGGATAGTTTCCGAACTGACCACCAATCGAGTTACCCGCACCTTGATCGTAAATATGTGCATGACCCGGATCGGTAACAGCGTGTCCGTGTGCAGCCATTTCAGGAACTGTGATGATATGCGTTTCTTCACCAGTTCTTCCAGCAATAGTGATCGCCACAGTACGAGTCATGCGATTGGCTCGAGCTCCTCCTGGCATAGCATCCATACCAACTGGAGTCACACCTCGCATATCAGGAACACGGAAATTTGGTGCTCCGGGATCACTTGCTCCGCCGAAGGTACGCCATTCGGTGGCAATGCTCGCCGCAGCTTTGGGATATGTTGCGACCGCATAAACTGCGCCATCGGCCCATACCCACTTACCGAAATCTACAGCTGCCGGAAGTGTAGTTCCCGGCCATAGTCGAAGTTCTCCTGGAATCAGACCGCCAGCAGGACCTACTGGACCTTGTGGACCCGGAGGAAGAACGCCCGTATCGACTGTTGTTCCGTCGAATTTAGTAAGAATTAGATGATTATTGACAATTGCACCCGAAACAACCGTTTGACCTTCAATTTCTAGCATTCGATCAGCGGTTAGACCTGTAATTGTAGCCATTTCACCTCCTTAGTCCTGCTAGCTGACATTGGTAGACGAAATATGATACGTATCCGGATCGATAAAGGTAGCGTCCGCGCCAACGATCTGGAAAGTAGTAGGATCGAGCATATCGATGTAGTTATTTGCTTCGTCAATAGCCATCCAAGTACCATCTCCAAAGTCGATGATGAGAAGAGCGTCACGAAATCCGAAGTATTCACCAACTTCAGTGATCGGTGGAAGACTAGGAGCATTTTTTGTCGTTCCATAAAGCTTACTTTCCAGCAACCGCATGACTTCAGGAGGTGTGGTTCTCGAATCGATAGAAACATGAACCGTTGGTCTAAATTTGTTGATCTTCTGTGGAGTTCCCGTTAAGGTCCATCCAAATTCAACGGGTTGAACTCCTGAATCTTGAATTGTTGAGAAACCCTTCGTATCAGGAGTAGCAAGAACATTGTAAAGAATGTGAATTTTATAGCCGTGCTCTTCGCCTTCGACATCATTACCGACTTTCGTCCTATATGACATACTGAAACTTTTTGGTGGTTGCTCATGATAGGACAATCCGGGAGAAACGATAGCAATCCCGTTTACAGTATCGAATTCGTCGGGATAGGTAAATGCCTTGAGCTTTCCCACAAAGTCGCTCGGGGTTAGATTCTCCAAATACTTGACACCGTCCAAGAAGAACGATTTCAATTCGGAATTCGGGGATTCTTCAATTCCGATGAGACCATTCCAGACAACTACCTTTCCGTCTTGAAGATAGAGAACTCCTTTATCGATTCCAGTCTGATAAATTCGCTCTCCAACCTCATCCCATTTGAGAACTGCCATGTCACCCCCTTTCTAGCCTTTGGTGCCGAGTTGCTGTCTACGCTGCGCATTGAGTTCTCGATTCCGAGCAGCCATTTCGGAGCGACTCATCTTCTTTGGCTTCGCTTGTTTGATGTTACAAACTCGAATCAAAGTAAAGAGTCTATTGAGATGCCAGTTTTCACACTCGAATGGAATCTGAAATGTTATCATCCAATAGTAAATGAGCTCAGCGGTAATAACATCTCGAGTACGTGGAGCCCCAGGAGCTTCGCTAAACCACGTAGCGGTCATCTTGGCTTCGATGTACTTATTGACAGCTTTGATGTTCTCTTCAGAAAGCTTATGAAATACCTCTTCAGAGACATTTGGAGTCAACGTCATCTGTTTTATGTACTCGAAAATTTCTTCTGTGGTTTTTTCTGCTCCACCCAGAAACGGTTTCTCGTACATTGACTCCCATTTTGACACTGAGACTAAAGAATGCTCGAGATCCAACGTCATGTCGCCTCTACTGACAAACTCCTGTTCTTGCTCGTCAAACATTTCGACACCAGGAACAACAATAGTGAGCATCCTCCAGCCTCCATTGCAATTTAGGCGCCGCTGAAGAGAGCGATGACAGCGTCCGGAGTAGGGAGAGCCGCGTCTGTTGCGCCCTTTCCGTACAGCAGATCCTCAAGCGCCGCGAGATCGGCTTCGTCCACCTGAGTGGAGTCAATCACGATGAGTGCGGTGGGCTTGTAATCCGTGACCGGAACAGGAGAAGAAGTGACTTCCCAACTGAACGTGATCGCTTCCGGCGAGTCGTTAATCGTCGCATAAGCCTTCTCAGACGGAGCGGCCTGACAACCGTACAGAAGATGCAGCTTGTAGCCGAACTCGGTCCCGTCGACATCATTACCGACTCGAGTCCTATAGCTCAGGCCGAACATCTTCCGTCCCTGCTGACCAACGGCAACCCCAGGGGCGGGGAGAGCCGTGCCGTCGCACTGTCCGAACTCTTCCGGATAGGTGAAGGCCTCGATTGTTGCTCCGAACTCTTCAGCAGAGATCAGATTCAGGTACTTGATGTTGTCGGCGTACTGCGCAGACGGTTCGGCACCGGTCGGAGACTCTGTGACTGTGACAAGACCATTCCAGGCAACACCTTCGTTGTACACGCCTGCCTGGTCAGGAAGATAAAGAACTCCATGGTCTACACCAGTCTCATAAACCTTTTCGCCGACCTGATCCCAGGTCAAAGGAGCCATTTTTACCCTTTCCCTTAGAAGTATAC